GTGTATATATTATTACAAAAGGAAAAAGTCAATGCCAAAAGTGTATTTAGTACAAGACATCCCTGTCGATAGAGAAACCGGTCAACCCAAATATAATATAATGGGTGCACAAAAATATGGCGAGATTACGGTTATGCTTCCTGCAAGAGCACAAATGATTTTTTCACCTGGTCCTTTAATATTTCAAATTAGAGATAAATTAAAAAATTTTACAGAAGAAGATTATTTATTATTATCTGGTGATCCTTCAATTATTGGAGTGACATGTTCAATAGTTTCTGATATGACTAATGGCAAATACAAGTTGTTAAAATGGGACAGACAGGAAAAAACATACTACCCAATCGAAATAAATATTTTTCAGAACTAGTTGACAAACTAGAATTATCCTATATATACATTTTACGAAAGGCAAAATTATGAATATAAATTTAAGACAGGATGCACCTGATCAAACTGATAACGTTGATGTCAATGAATTATCAGAAGCAATAGAACAATTTAAAACTGTTAGCGCACAAGTATTGGCTACAGAACAAAAACTAAAAGAGTTTAAAGCTCAAGAAAAATATATTTCTGAATTTGTAATTCCAGAAATTATGGACAAACAAAATTTAAAAACTGTAAAACTAAAAGATGGTTCTGAACTATCTGTAGGTGATAGGTTTTTTGCTTCATTCAAAGCAGACAAAAAGAATGAAGGTATCAAATGGCTTCGAGACAATGGCTTAGGTGATATTGTAGATAATAATATTACAGTAACATTTGGCCAAGGCGAAGATAACAAGGCTGTCGAATACGCTAGCCTTGCGAGGGAGCGTGGCTATGAACCAACTCAACAAGAGAAAGTTCACCACGCTCGACTCTCTGCAGTGATGAAGGAATGGAAAACAAATGGTAATGAAGTTCCTGCTGATCTGTTTAATACACTAGAAGGTAAAAGAACTAGTGTAACTAATAAAAAATAGACAACTAAAATACTAAACTAATAAAGGAGTAAATAGTATGGACAAACAAGTCGTAAAAAAGAATAGTGCAGGTGCACTAGCCGCTGTAAACCTTAGAGCCGATTCTGGTAAAGGTGCAGAGGAAATCAAATCAGATGACGTATCAACACCGATTCTGAAAATCTTACATCAACTATCACCAGAGTGTAACTCTAGAAGTGCAAAGCATGTAGAAGGAGCTGAACCTGGTATGATATATTCCAATAGTTTTGGACAACCTATTGATGGCAACAAAGGTATCGAAGTCATTGTAGCACATACACAGACTAGATGGCCAGAGTGGCAAGAGATGGGAGATAGTCCATCAGCACCTGTTGGAACACACTTAACTCCACCTGCTAATGCAAAAGAAGAAATGCGTGGTATTAAATATAGATTACAAAACGGTAACTATATTGAAAAAACTATGTACTTTTTCATAATTGTAATGGTAGATGGTGCGCCAAGAAAAGCGGTGATCACAATGAGATCATCTAATCTTACACCGGCAAGAAAACTAAATGATCTTATTTCTAATCTTAGAATAACAGATGATAAAGGTTCTTTTCAACCGGCAGCATATTCTGCAATGTTTAAATTACAGACTGCAGAAAAAAGTGCAGGAGATAAAACTTGGCATGTTTACAAACCATCAATGGTTAGAATGTTAGATGTCTCTAATGAAAAAGACGCTGCAATTTATATGATGGGTCAAGAGTTTCATAAGCAAGTATCATCAGGTGCTACAAAACCTGACTATGATAAGGGCAGTGAAACTAAACAAGAAGAAATTATCTAATTGTTTGACGGAACAATAGTAGCTACAGAGGCGACAAAGGGAGACTGGAGTCGCCTCAACAAAATAAACAGGATGACAAATGAAAGAATACATAGAATATTTTACGGGTTTACAAAGAAGTTATGGTGTCTGTAAAGTTGATGATGGATACATCGACGAAGTAACAGGCAAAAAGAAATGGAAACATGAATGGGCTAAGAGTCCCGTTACTGATCAAGACTACGAAGATCATATAAAAGGAATTAGATCAATAGGAATACAACCTTGCACTGACGATGGTATGGCAAGGTTTGGTGCAATAGATGTAGATAAATACCCTATTGATAAAAAATTTTATCTTGATGTCATCCAAGATAAAGACCTGCCAATTATACCTATTCTATCCAAAAGTGGTGGATTACATTTATATGTATTCACCACTAGGTGGGTCAAGGCAAAAGAAATAAGAAATTTTTTAGAAGATTTATTATTTGTTTTTAAATTATCTGCGGCAACAGAAATATTTCCAAAGCAAACGCAACTCATATCAAGTGACGGCACCATATCAAATGGTAATTTTATAAATTTACCATACAACGGTGATGATAGAAAAGCATTAGATGTTGATGGAACAACAATGTCATTTGAAAAGTTTGTGCAAACAGTTGGTTTAAATTTAGTTGATCCAAGTCAATTTAAAAAAATAAAAGAAGATTTAATTTATGCAGAATTAAAAGGTGGTGGTGAAGAGTTTGAAGATGGTCCACCATGTCTACAAAAATTAACTAAAGAACAGATGACATTTACAGATGGTAGAGATAGATTTCTATATAACTACATGGTATTTGCTAAGAAAAAATATCCGGGAGATGATACTTGGAAAAAAATGATTGTACAAGCAGGTAGAAAGTATTTTTCATTTGATGAACATTGGACAGACGATCATATAAAATCAAAAATAAAAAGTTGGGAAAAACAGAAAAAAGGTTTTACATGTAGTGATCCATTATTAGAACCACACTGCATGAAAGCCTTATGTACTAAAAGAAAATATGGTGTTTTATCTGGTGAAAAAGAAAATTATCCTACGTTAAGTAACTTACAAAAAATAAATTTACAACCAAATCCAGAATGGAGAGTTACAGTAGAGCATCCTGATGAAAGAGAAAATATGCAGCTACATTTAAAAAATACATATAAATTAACTCAAGTTCATGAATTTAAAACAGTTTTATTTGAGCAAGCTTTGATTGTAGCACCACCAATAAAACAAGAGCAGTTTGATTTAATTTTAAAATCAATAAGCGGTAAAGATAAAATAGAAATAATAGAACCTGCAGCAGGCACAAGTCCTTTAGAAGTGTTGAAGAAATTATTAGAGAAGCACATATACGGGGCTCAGGCAACAAGCTTCATGTCTTTTGCAAGTGGTCGACCTTTAGTTGATAATAAGTTTGCATGGTTTGTGTTTGATAAATTCTATGACAAGTTAAAAAACGAAGAATGGAAATACGAACCACAAAAAACATCTTACATGATTGAAAGACAATTATATAATCATGAAGATAAAGATGAAGAAAGAAGAGTATTATTTGGTCATCAGAAGAGATATCCAGGTAAGGACGATAATGATAAACCTTTTAAACCTATAAGAGCAGCTAGGATTCCTCTTTATCTTTTTGAAAAACCAGAGGAAGTAGAAGAAACTATTGACATAGAGAGTGAAGACAATGTTGTATAAATATTATGGTCCACCTGGAACAGGTAAGACACATAGATTAATTACTAGAGCAAGAGCATATGTTAGAAAATATAATATACCTTTACATCGTATAGGTTATTTTGCGTTTACTAAGAAAGCTGCAGACGAAGCAAAAGGTAGAATGCCTTTTGAAAATAAAAAGTTAAGATATTTTAAGACACTTCATTCACTAGCATTTGAATGTTTAAACATGGTTCAAGAAGATGTAATGCAACCATATCATTACGAAGAACTTGGTAGAGAATTAAATTTACAAGTAAAATTTTACGATAGATATAATAAAGATGAATCTTTTTATTTAGGTTTTGAAAACCCATACTTTCAAATTATACAAAGAGCATTTAATAAATGTATTAATCTTAAAGATGAATTTAATTTAGAAGAACATGATCCAAAAGACGTTAACTGGATAACACTAGATCACATCAATAAAAATTTAATTAACTACAAAAACAAGAAAAAAATATTTGAGTTTAACGATATGATAGATCAATTAACAAAAGAACCAGATAAGATTCCAGAGTTTGATGTTATCTTTATAGATGAAGCTCAAGATCTTTCACCATTGCAATGGAAACTATTTGATATTTTAAAAACTAAAACTAAAGATATGTATCTTGCAGGAGATGATGATCAAGCTATATTTGCATGGGCTGGAGCAGATGTTAGTAGATTTATAAAAGAACCTGCAAAAGAAAAAGTTTTAATATATTCAAAAAGAATATCTAAAACTGTACAGCAACAATCTAGGATAGCGATTGGAAATATATCTGGAATTAAGAAAAATAAAAAATATTATCCAAGAGATCACGAAGGTCTTTGTGAAGAGATATATAATTTAGATGAAATAGATTTAACAAAAGGTAAATGGTTAATTCTTGCAAGGACTGTATCAAAACTATTAAAAATAGAAAAAATACTTATTGAAAAAGGTTTGTTTTTTGAAAGCACTAAAAGAAAAAGTATTAAAGTATCTTTATATAAGGCTGTAAAAAACTATGAACGTTGGCGTAAAGGAGAAGAGCTAATAGAAGAACAGATAAAAGACATTAAAGAATATACTGGAAATGTTGTATGGAACAAGAATGAAAACTGGTTTGATGCATTTGTATTAGCAGACAAAGATGAACAAGAACAAAAAGAATATTTAGTACGTCTTTTTGAAAACAAAGAAGACTTAGACAAAGAAGCAAGAATTTGGATTTCTACTATTCACGCTATTAAAGGTGGTGAACAAGATAACGTAATTCTCTGTACAGATCTTGGTGACAAGATAATCAAAGCAATGAATCAAAGCAATGATAAAGCAGATGAAGAACATAGAGTTTGGTATGTTGCATATACACGTGCAAGAAATAATCTCTATACATTTAAACTAGCAAATAAAACCAGAAAGGCTTATCCAATAATATGACAAATAAAGATATATTTAAAGATGCATTTCCTCAAGACAAACAAATAGGGGGGAGTCACTATAAATCGTTTCACATTCAACCTTATGAATTTATTTCTAAG